TTTTAATGCCTCCTACAGGTGGAGGTGGAGGCGGAGGTGGAGCATCTGTTGGTTTGCTTCCCACTAGTAACATAACTCAAGCATTACAAGCATTAAAATCCGGTGTATCATCACAAGCACAACAGCAAAACTTACTTGAAAAAGCTAAAGAAGATTTACAATTACAATATGGTAGAATGATTGATTTATCACAAATACAAAATAGACCTGCTTTAGGATTTCAAGCAAGTGCTCCGCAAATTGATTGGCTTGAAGAAGAAACTGGTACTGATTTCTTCCCTGAAAAAGAAGCTGTCGTAAGTGAAGCTCCACAAGAATTTAAACAAGAAACAAGTGGAACTGACATTCCACAAGAAGTTTTAGATATTGATGTATCTGAAAAAGTTGGTGAAGAAGGTATAATGGAAGATGTTGAAGAAGAAGAAGAAGCTTTTACACCTTCGCCACCTGAAATTCCTATTTCTGAAAAATTTAAAACATTGGCAGACCAATACGGGTTACGTTCTGTTAGAAAAGATATGACTGTTCAAGAACTTAAAAATTATATTATTGATTTGTATTTTAAATTCAATAGAAAAGCACCTAGAACAACCATCTCAAGAATGAGGAAAGATGAAGTTAAAAAAGCTATTACAGATTTAATTAGTTTACAATATGATAGCATTTATTCATAAATATTTTCTCTCTATAATGTAAAATGGAAACTCTTTTAGAACAAGGAATTATACCTTTTGAATTTGATTATACACTTGAAAACAATTACAATAATGGAAAGATTGACTGGACTGCCTTAATTTATGATGATTGGAATACTTTAGCATTTTGGCTTAACAAATTTCCTAATGGTTTATTAGAACAATACCCTGAAATGATTGACTTTGCTGAAGATTATGCCAAAAGTCGTTATGGAATTACTCCTTTAATGGAACTCGAAGAGAGAAAGAAAAATAAAAAAAATAATTAGATACTATATAATATGATTCAAAGAGGAACTGATCCTACACAAATTGATAGACCAAAACAATTAAGTCTTTATGATTCTTTACGCGTTGGCTATCTAAATAATGAAAAGCAACAAGGTAAGGAAATGAGCAATTATGGCTACCAAATTGATAAAAAACTATCTAATGAAAATCAACAAGTTTATTATAATCCTGAAACGAACAAACTGCTTTATAATGTTACTGGTTCGCATAATCTTACAGACTGGGTAAATAGTGATTTAAAACTCGCACTTGGAATTAAAAAAAATGAAGGCAAGCCTCTAATTGAGAGAGGGATTGAATCTCTTTTACCTGACTCATGGAAGAAAAAGTTTGACCGCAGTTACGAAAATGTATTAGGTGGATTTAAAGATACAGATAGATATAAACAAGCCGACGAAACATTAAAGAAAGCTAAAGAAAAATATGCGGGCGCTGATACTACTATAACAGGGCACTCATTAGGCGGCCGCATCGTTCAAGATATTGCTAAAAAGGGCGATAAGGTTTATGCTCTTGATGCAGGGCAAACATTAGGCCAAAAAGTAAAAGGCGGTTCTAATCGCAATATTTATCGTACAAGTGGCGATGTTGTATCTCTTGCTTCTGCTTGGAACCCTCACGTTCAAACGCTTACAAATCCTCATACCAGTTCTATTCTTCCAGCTCTTATAAGTAGAAACCCAACAGGTGTTGCGGTTGGCGCAGCAATTGATGCTTACAACGCTCACAATATCGAAAATATTAAAGACAGCGGTATTTTCATTTAAGTCATTTTTTTATATATTTTAAAAAACTATATAAAAAAACTATTTATTCTTCAACTGGAACAATTGTAAAAGTCATGGTTCCTCTTAATGCTTGACTTAAAACTGTTGCTGATAAATTGTCTATTTGTTTTACATAAAAACGCAAATTAACTCTATCTGACGACTTATAAAACATTGTGCTATGTGTATTACCATATGTCGCTGGTCCATTATTTGCAACAGATAGATTTTGTAAATAAATTGGTCCAACATTCCAAGTTTGCGTTGTTTGTTGTGCGTTCGCATCGCTCATTTGTGGCTCTAACTGTAATCCTTCACAATATAACATTAACCATCTTTCCGCAGCATCTGTTATTGTATCATTTGGATACATCATATTAAAAAATATATTAAATTTGTTATACTTATCCCAAAATGATTCGCAAGCTTGTCTTAAATCAACATTATTAATTGTTATATCTGTAAAATTTGAATTTGCTATTCCATTATCCGTTCTTGTCGTTGAGAGATTTGCTGAACTTACACTTAAAGAACCTTTTTGATGGTTCATATCTTTCTTAACTGGTCTTATGAAAAATGGTAAATATCCAATTCTATTTGTTAAAGCTGTATAGCCATTTAAACCACTATTATCAAAATTTTTAAATTGAAGTGTGAAAGTTGTAGTATCACCTGTTTTTTTAAATACAACTGGAGGATAATAAGCATTATTATATGCTTCATGGTCTGAACCTGATATTCTGCCTTTTGTTATTGCTACTACTGCTTCTTGTTGTGAAGTATTATTTCCACATTTTGAAAAGTTATTCCAATTAAATCCTGTTATGGTTGTAGGCATAATTTGGTCTGTAGTTGTTCCAGTATATCCTTGAAATTCATATCCAGCACATATAATTTCAAATTCATCATATTTATCCCAAAACTCACGACAAGGCAAACGCATATCAAAATTATAATAAGTATAAGTTCTACAATTATTGCTTACTAATTTTGAAGGCCATGAAACAGGGGGTGTTCCAGTTTGTGATGCTGTTGTTGTATATAATCCCATAAAACCCATTTCATTTTGGTTATTTTCTGCAGGTTGTATAATAAATGCATAATTTGTTTCACTCATAGTCGTTATTGATGTTGGGACTCCTGTTCCTCCATTTGCACCTAAAATTGTTATCGCAAATTCTATATCAATAATTGGCTTTCCTTTTCTAAAATTAAAACAAAATTGGTTTGTTGTTGGTAATACATTTTTACTTGTATTTGAACCTGCTACAAAACCAACAGGCATAAATGCTTGTGATGTACCATATTTCTCATCATAACAATTAATCCAATCAAATCCTTTTATATTATTTTGTATCAAATATGCTTGTGAGCCTGTATTCGCAACGGAAGTATAATATCTACAAGCATTTAATCTAATACAAAATTTATCATATTTATCCCACATCTCTCCAACAATATTTTTTATATTTACATTACGAAATACGAAGTTAGTTTTAGAAGCATTTATATCACTTGTTCCTGCTAAAGTTATAGTATCTAAATTAAGAAACGCTGTGTCTGTATTCATTTATATATATTTATATTATTATTTTAAATATATATCTATTCGCTCTCATTTACTCCTACAATCATAAAATTAATAGCCCAATTATTAAAAGCAAATGATGTCATTGGATATTGAGTTATACTTCCAAATGTAAATCTTAAACTAACATTCTCGCTTTCAGGTTTTCTAAATGTATTACATGCGCTCATATTATCAAATAAATTTCCAAGTGCTGAATTATTTGCTCCACCTGAACTTTCAATAAAACCCGCTCCTCCAATTCCATATCTACCAATTGAAGTTGTTGATGATGGACCTACTGCTACATTATTTATAAACTGTAATCCTTCAATAATAGCATATATATAACGTTGGTCTCCTGAAATTGTGCTTCCAGTTGTAGTTATTCCACAGCTCCAAGATGTCATTATTAAGTTAAATTTTTCATATTTATCCCACATTCTTCCTAATATGTTTCTAAAATTTATATTTGTAAGCGTAAATGAATTATAATCTGCCGCCATTGTTCCATATTCATTTGTCGTTCCAGCAACTAATGCTTGTGTTGTTAATGTAAATGTTCTTTGTTCTAAATTGTGAAATGTATTAAATGGATTTTTGTAAAGCGGATTATAATTTTTTAATCCTTGAAATGTTAAAAACCAACTTCCATATGTAGATGTTCCATTAGCACCTGTCGTTGGTTCCCAATAAATAGTTAAAGGTATTCTATTATCAACTGGTTTAGTCATAATATACATTTGCGAACCTACATAACAATCCCACAAAAAATAACTATCTTGAGTTCCATATGGTTTTACAGGGCCTTGTATTAATGCTGCTCCTCCTTGCATTTGTCCGTCTTTACTTGTTTGAATTAGATTGAGACCATCACAATAAACACGAGCTTCCGCATTAATACGGGCTAAACTACATATTAAAACTTGGAAAGCATCATATTTTTTAAATAATGTTTCTCCTAAAACTTCTCTCATATTCACGAACCAAGTGTAAGATGTTTGTGCCGCATTTTTTACACCTATCGCTGTCGTTGATGTCGTAATTGTGTTTTCATAAAGCCATAACTTTGCTACTTCTTTATCCATATTATAATAAGACTATATTTAATTTTTATTATAATACTATTTATTCTGCTTAAGTTCTAGAGTAGATAGCACCGTTTTCGAAAACGATGACATTGTCAAAGCAAGCAAAAGCGTTGTAAAGCATAGTAGTAGCAGTAGCTACAGTTCCGTATTGCATAGTAACGAAAATATCGCTTGTGGTAGTATCCATACCTGCGAAAATAGCAGATTTGTCTACATTTTGGTAAGTCTCACAATCAAGACCAATTAAGAAAGCACCACTATCAGTTTGGGCTACGAGAGCATCACTGGTAACAGCAACTGCTTGAGCTTGTGAGAAAGCAACTCTATCAATAGAAGGTTGATAATTCATATCAGCAAGAGAGCCAAAGCATTTAGCCGCTTCACTAAAGAATTCAGGATCGGTAGTAGGAGCAGTAGAAGGGAGAACTTCACTGCCAATTCTTATAGTCCATTGAGCCAAGCCGTTCTTAACGTGAGCAGTAGGGTAGTAAGTAGCAGCACCTACTAAAGTGCTTTCACGAGGAGTTACAAAAAGAGATTTGAGAGAAGAGAATTTGGCAGCAACAGGCATAGAAATAGTTGCGTTGTTGGAAACAGCAGCTGAATAAACGTAGTTGCGGTAGTCAGGGACGACCATTTGAAGAGAACCACCTGCTCTTTGGGCAATAGCATCGATGGCACCACTAGAAAGTTGTAAGAATTCAGCGACATATTCAACGTTGGTAAGTGAGATGGCACCAGCGTTAGCACCGAAAGCACCAACTGCTTGAGCGTTGTTTGCTAAAACAATCTCAACACGAAGAGGAGATGATTGGGCGAAGTGAAGAGGAATATACTTATTGCCTGCTAAAGAACCAACTAAAGAAACAAGATTGATGGCAAAGCCGCCGATTACTTGAGAACCAGTAGGAAGGGAAGCAATAGTTGCTCCTTTATTGACTGCCTTAATGTTGTTAACATCAGCACCAGCATAGTTAGGGTTAGTGCCTGAAGTAATAGAAAGACGACCTTGGGTAGTATCAAGAGCAGCTTGGTAGTCAAAAAGAACCTTGGTTAAATCACTGTAGTTATCAATATCTTGTAAGAGGGAAGAGCCGTGATAAACACGAAGTCTTTGAATAACGCCGTGAGCACCTTGAGCGTCAAAAGCGTTAAAAGCGGAAGCAGCAGTTGTTACAGTTGTGGAAAGAGTAAATTTTAAGTAAGACTCGCTGGGAATGAGGAAGGTGTTGGCTTGAGTAGGAATGTTGATGATGACGGTATTTCCGCCTGAATAAGGACCTGTACCATTTTGAGGTTGAATATTGGTTCTGTAGCGTCTAGCGGGGCTGGACTCAATTTTTCCTGAATAAACTAGATTAGAAGGAATCATATTATAAAATAGGTAAAGAAGAAAAAAATATTAATAATTTTAAATTAATATTTTTATAATTTGCTAAAAGTTTGAATATCTGTCGTTTCACTTTAAGCATACATACCTAATTTCCAGCCTAAACCTTTTGGAACTCTGCGTTCCAATTTTGATTGTTTTTGCATCTCTCCTTCTGGTTTTCCTGAAGCCATCTTTGACATCATTTCTCCTAAAGGTTGCTTGTGTCCTAACACATTACTACCTAAAGGAAGCTTATGTCCTAACATAGATTTACTAAGGGGTTTTTTATGACCGAGCATTTATAAATTATAAAAAGAAAATATATTATTCTGTAAATTTTACAATATCCAATTGTAAGGTCATCTGATAATTCACCCCGTTTAAATGTATCAAGTTCGCTTGATTATCTACTAGTTTCACCTTAATCATATTCATAGCACAACTAAACATATTTACCCTAAAATTATTTGGATTTACATAATTAATTAATCCAAAAGGTTGAGCTATTACTGGAATTGTCGCTAAAATATTCTGATTATATCTTTGTGCTACATTCACATTATAAGTTGGCATATCTATCTCCACATTAATCGCTCTTATTTGTGTTAAATTCACACAATTTATTCCTACTAAATTACCACTTCCATCGCTTGGAGTTGCGGCCGTCGTGCTAAATCCTAAAACTACATTCATCGTTGAATTCGCCTGAATTGTAAAAGTCATAGCACTATTTGTTATTCTAATCTTGCCTGTTATACTGTCATAAGTAATTGTAAATGGACTGCCTATTTCTTGCTGTAAATATGCGACCAATTGGTTTACATTGTAATTGCCAGGTGGAACTTCAACTGCTACAGTTTGAGTTGAAGCATCTAAAATCTCTAAATAATTATTAGTCGAATTAATACAATAAAAAGAATAAGGTATAACGGCATTCTGTAAAGACATATAAAGCGTATGACCATCTGGTATTTCAATTTGCGGCAAGTTATACATACAAATAGCAGGATCGCCTAATGGTTTCGCATCTGCGTATTTTGAATTTAAATAAATTTGGATTGAATCTATAACATTATGGGACATTATTAATATATCATAATATTTTATATTCTGCTGTCATCTGTAATATTGAGTAAGTTAAAGTTCTTGTAAAACTTATTTTCAAAAGTATCAACGTCTAAATGTTGGTAGGGTTCTTTAAATACATAATCAAATAATTTCTTGGCATCATCTTCCTTCATTTGTAAAATTTCTTTTCTAATTGTTTCCCATTCTTCGCTATTACGTGGTCTAAATATCGTCGCATAAGTAATTTGCTTTCTTAAAATTTTAGGCATGTATAAAAAGCTTTGAACCGTAAAAATAAAAGAACAATTCAAATGCCTCGCTTTAATAAGCATCGAGTTCAACATCTTTTGTATTCCCTTATCCTTAAGATCATTTGCGTAGTCATCTATTATTACGCAACTATACTCTTGCTCATCATCTTCTTCCAATTCTTCCTTTCTCTCCATTAGCTCATCTTTTAAATCACTTAAGGCATCGTAAGTCAATTCGTGATATACCTTATCGTGTTTTTCAAATGGGTGGTCTTTTACGGAACTGAAAGATGCTGTGGGACAAAAGTAATATAAGTGATGAAATTTCTTATGATATGCTCCACCTTTCTTAAATTGATTTAACATAAGACTAGTTTTACCTGATCCTCCAGCACCACATAATAAATAAATCATACCATTACGACGACTTATGCCCTCTGGTATTTCTGGAATATAAATATCCATTCGCTCCTTAACAGGTTTCATTTTTTTAATTCCCGTATTGGTTTCCTCCTTAATGTCAATGATAGTCATATATAAAACATTTAGAAGATATTATTTATTCTTTGTTTAATTAATTTAAAATTTTTTTTTCTTACGATAGATTATAATGTCCGATAACGAAGCAGACGATAATACGCTTACCAAGCCTAAAAAGCAAAGAAGTGAGAAGCAAATAGAAGCTACGAAAAAAATGAGAGAAGCATTACAAAAAAGACAAGATGAATTTGCTGCTAAAAAACAACCCGAGCCTCCTAAAGTCAATAAGAAAGAAGTGCTTAAAATACTTAAAGAAAAATTGAATGCAGCCAAAGAGCCAAGTGAGGAAACTGATGTGGAAAGTGAAGAAGAGCCTGAAACCCAGCCTGTCAAGCCAGTAGCTAAGGAAAAGAAAGTACAACCTCCACCTGCTAAAGAAACTATTGCTAAAAAGAAAGCCCCAAAATACGTTGAACCTGACAGCGAAAGCGAAGAGGAGATTATTGTTGTTAAAAAAAAAAAGAAACCTAAGAAGAAGACAATTATAGTTGAGGAAAGTAGTAGTGAAGAAGAAGAAGAACCCATGCCAAAGAAAAAGAAAAAACAAGCTCCGCCACCTGTTGAAAGCGACGATGATGAACCAGCTTTGCCAACTCGTAATACACGCTCACAGCAAAATAAGATTGCTAAAATTGGAGTTGCTGCTCAAGTTAAGAAGCCACAAACTACCCACTTCTTTATGGATTAATTTTTTTTTATATTATAAAATCTAATTATATAATATAATGAATTCGTATTTAAAGCAAAAGCTTGAAATCAAACCTTGCCGTATCTGTGGGTGCATCTGTGAAAATACAGTCATCGTAAATCGTAGCACTTACCATCAAAAATGTTTAGACGATCTATGGAATATATTGTATCGTAATATGTCTAACGATATAAAACATCAAATGGTCGATAGTATCGTAAGCAGTCACATCACTATTAATAAACTTCTTGAAATGCTTTTCTAATGCTATTTAATTAAGTTGCCTACATCTATCAAGGAGATTATCTTTATCTCTTATCTTTTTTTTTTTAAGTTAATATATAGAGAAGGGTGAATGGTGAATAGTACTGTTTGAGGTTGTTATAAAAAGAAGAAAAAAATGAAGAAAGTATGTGTTGTTAGAACAATTATTGCCATTTGTTGAAGAAAAAATGTCAAATTTTCAATATAATAGGCTGGGGTAAAAAACCACTATCAACCTCCAACCCTTCCACTCTTTATTTAATATATATTATAGAAATTCAATAATACATATTATTTATACAGCAATTAAGCAGCCAATACCATAATGTTTTGATAATCCTTCAATATCAAATATAGTATTACTTCCTATTTTAGTATGTCCTTTTGTAATATACGGAAGTTTTAAATTTTTCAATCTAACAGCAAATTTTAAAGCATCACATTGATAATTGGTAATATTACTATTATTAATCCATTCATCAAAATCTTCATATAATTTTTTAGAAGTAATATTGACAGTAGGATTACCAAGCTTTCTCTCAACAAAATCTTTTAACCATGACTCAATAGGGTTTGCATTCATTTCTTTAAGATTTTCTTGATGTTCTGTAGTAGGCATTGGAAGAGAACCAAACTTATCCATATCAGGAATAGATTTGAAATACTCATAGACAGATTTAACCGCATTAGTATCATCAAGTAATTCATACATTTTTTTGAAATATTCTTTATTTCCACATAATTCATCACTAGAACGAATAATAAGTTTTCTTCTATCTTTTTTACTTGTAGAAATAGGTTCTTCATTATTGGTAGTAATAATAAATCTATGAAATGAATTAATTGGAAATTGTGAAACACCTTTATTATTAATTTTCATAGTTGGATCTGTAATTAGACCTTTAATTCTACCTTCACTTTCCATAGTTTCTTTTTTGGAAAGTTCGTTGAGATTAACTAAAAACGCATCAGCCATTAGTCCATTGAATTCACCCCAAACATCACGAGAAGGTTGTGTAGTTTCAAATACTTTTGTAGGGCCAAGCATTTTTGTAAGAAGTTGAAGAAGTGTGCCTTTACCAGCCCCTTCATCACTTATTAGAGTAGGACAAATAGATTTTACAGCTGGATATTGAATCATTTGTGCTATCCATTTTTCAAAATAATCAGCAACAACATCGTCATTACCACAAAGGATTTTAATATGATTTTTAATAATATTTACTGCTTCATCGTTGTAAGTAAATTCTTCAATAAGTTCCATGTCAAAAGGACGCCAAGTATTGAAATAATTATCAGGGCAAGTTAATCCAGTAGGGAAAACTCCAAGATCATCATAAGTC